AGAATAAACAATTTCTTACCTGAGTACACTCCATCCAGTAGGGTAAGAATAGCTTCTTGCTCGTCTTTGTCATAGACCTTTTCAAACTCGTCAAACAAGATAACACAAGGTTGACTAATAGTTTGTAATAGTGTGTTAAACTTCTCGCCTGTAAACGCATCGTTAATAACAATGGTTGGTACCTCTTGCTTAGCCAGCTCAATGCTGATCTTTTTGCTTAGTAATGTCTTCCCCGACCCTTTCTCTCCTGTCAGCATTACGCCAGTAGAACTAGGACGTTCCCAGAATGTGTTGATAATACGATCTGTATTCTTAAGTGTATCACCGTAAATCTTACCTGATACCGTAAAGCTATCAATGTGTTCAAGGTACAAGTTTTCAAACATGTCAATCTTGATTACATAGTTGCCAGCTGGCAATGTAGAATGAATATCCATTGCTTCTTCTGAAGCGACTTTGTATGTATTACCTGATTTTAAAAAGTGTGCCATGATTTTCTTTAAATGGTTGTGTGTAACTATTATAAGCTATACAAGGAATAATGTCAATGATTTTGGTATAAAAATAGGGACCGAAGTCCCTATTGCTATTTTCTGTTACTAGGTATAACTACCCTACGCCAGTGATTAAACTGCGAAAGTTTCGGCTTTCACTGAACCACGAGCAGAGAAACGAATTCCTTTGCCAGCTGATACAGTTACTTCGCCTTTAGATGCGTTTGCGTCTAGGTTTTTTGCTTGATTTGCGGTCATCGCCTACCGTGTAGATCTCCTTGATACTAATCACCCCGTCGAATCTAAGTCGGGCCCATTAGGAAGAACTCTCTTGTCGTTCATAACATACACCTAGCTGTTTATGTATATTACTAATTCCACTAGCTTACAGATCACTAGGGAGAGTTCTTTCTGGTGGACCCGGGGAGGCTCTGCCCCTCCCGTCCGAAGCACCTTTCTCTTAAAGCATTAAACTACAATTCTATTTTGTGGCATACTCTTCCTTAGTCTACCACTACTAAACCCATTATTTAAGTATTCCTGCTTTTTACTTAAATCTATAAAATGTTCTTTGATACCATTATTTACCCAACATTCCTTGGCAAGGTGTCCTTTTTTACCTCTAACCCAACCTTCTGGAATAATATCACTTATTCTAATACGTTTCACTTCCTTTGTCAATATATTAGATATCCATATTCTCCCAAACTGCGAATTTTTTTCACCTTGACTATGTCCTATTTTTAAAAATGTAGTTTTTCGTTTAGCTTTTGCTTCTGGCGTAGTTGCTTTTTGTCCTATCGTTTTCATTCTATCAGGAGCCCTTGACCATTCTACTGTTTTTTGAAACTCAGGATCTTTAAATGGATTATTAGATCTACTAGCACTTTTCTTTCCACCTAATCTAGATTTTTCAAGATGTTCATCACTACCATTCCAGTGATCCCATCCTCCGAGGCCACCTTTGTGCATATTGTAAGTATCGTGTCTTTTCACAAAATCTTCTGTAACGATTTCTGCTTCTTTGACGGCCATTTCTTCCAATGAAGAGCAATAGTATAAGACTTCTTTATTAAAGTTTTCTATGCCATATTTTTGTATGGCAGACATTATCTGTTTGCCGGATCCATAATATCCGTTTATAGATGGATGTAGTGATGATTTATGTTTTCCGACATAAATCTTACCATTCGTTAAATTAGTGATTTGGTAGATATAATAATACATAATTGTATTTATGTAGGACGAGAGTTCGGCTCTGTCTTTTCAGGCAAAGCCGGAACACTTTTTACTTTACTTCATACAACAATTCTTCAATACTATTTATTAATCTTGGTGCCCCCGGAGGGATTTGAACCCCCGACCAAGCGATTATGAGTCGCCTGCTCTCACCACTGAGCTACAGGGGCAACTTAAACACTATTATAACTACATTAACTATAATTGTCAAGGAATTTTTGTATATTCCCGTACAATATAGCCAACATAGCTTCCTTACTATCAAAAAACATCATGGTAATAACTGTAGGGTTTACTGTGAAATTTATGTTGTCAATATAATATGGATACTTTAATTTGCGATCCAGTGTCAGTAAAATCTTTGACTCATAAAAATCTATTGCATCAAGTTTGACCTTGTGATTCTCCAACTCCAAATAGTTAGACAGTAAACTATAACCCTCGGTAGTTAACCGAAACCCACCCTCTTTTCTTGTATTTTCCCAAATAATCTGATACAGATCTTTAGCTGTAGTCATATCCGAAAATCCTTCAAAGTGCTTGTATAGCTCTGCTGTAAATTTTCGCTTATCTCGCATACCAATCCCTAGGGATAAACTTGCTGGCCTTCTTTCAACAATATTACTGAAAATTTATCAGTCTTGAATTGTATATTGAGTTTTTTGGCAAGATTAATAGCGTGCCCGGGATTGGAGAACGATACCTTCTTATACTTGGGTCCGGGATACTGAACCAGTATATTGGCCGTTTTAATATTGATAGGTTTGCTATCAAAATAAACAGCCCAGATTCCGGCGGATGCTAGAATCTGTTCTGATTTGTATTGCTTATTAGTAAGTTCAGCAAGAACTTGAGGTTTAGGTCTAGACATAGTCTATTATTTAGCAATAATATACTGCTATTAAAACTTACCGCCCGACAGTTTAATCTCAATAACCTCTTCTTTTTGGGGCTGCAATGCTGATTCCTTTAGAGTCCTAAGCTCTAACAGTAATTCAGTCAAATCAGCCGCCATTCCCTTGGCATCTTTCATGGGCATGACAAAATCTTTGCCTCCCCTTGCATCGTTCCCACGTACCCGTTCAATGAACTTTTGTAAGTGTATACTCAATGTTCTCTCTTTAGGAAGTTTTTCAGATTAGGTGGAGTCCAACCTTCTGGCTTGAGAATTTTTCCATCCTCCCTGCGGCGAACCTTACCCAACTGACGATCAATTTTAGAAAGATTTGACGCCATCACTTCACGCCATGCGCCTTCACCATCGGCACCCATACTATTGATAGCACCAATGGTAACTACTAAAATATCTACTAGTGCATCAAGCGTTTCTACTGGATCACCAGCAGCGATAGCTTCTGATAGTTCGGTATATTCTTCTGTAATTAAATTACAATACATCTTAAACTGCTCATCATTCATGCCTGTGATGGTTTGCTCACATGCTGTCATGAATTTGTCTTGATCGTGAAATGGATTGGTCATTTTAATTTTCCTGTGGTAATTTGTAAGTAACTCGTTGTGTGTTAGTGGCACCAGTCATTGGAGATGTCAATTCAGGTAATGTTCCGCCTAACTCTAATACTTGTTTTCTTAATTCTGTAATTTCTTGTAAGGCTGCTATGTACAATGTTTCCCATGGTGGTCCATAGTTGACAGCATTTTCTAGTACAGCAACTATGTCTTGATCTCGTATGTTCTTTACTGTATTCATTTAGGTTCTGCCTCTTGTTTAGTATGATATGGTCCCTGATAAGGGTATCGTTTGAGAACGATTAGTTTAGGATCTTGTTCAGCTGTCCAATGGCGACCTTTCTTAACGGTATACCAACCGGCAGCATACCAGCTTTTACTTTTCTTTTGTTTGTTGTACACGGGTAACTTATGCTGTACGTCCCACATGGGATTATGTACTCGACCTGCTGCTTGATAACCATGTACTATGTTTGAAGTTTTCTTTTCTGGCTTGGGTATGGTTTCAAAAGTAACATTGATATTGCGTTCAACTAATTTGATAGTTTTATATTGCGCTACTACTTGATTATTAATTTTAACCTGATATCCGCCATCACATGCTTCGATATTGCCGATCTTGTTGTTATCTTGTTGCAAGATCCAAAATTGTTTGTCTATTACAGGTTTGGCAATTAAACTCATTCTCCATCTCCGTCTTTATATAGAGATAATTCTGATTCAAACCAAAGTCCAAAATCTTCGGCATTTGCGGCTACATACATATGGGTATCTGGTGAGTGCTTTGTAAGATCATACACTACCTCTGTTATTGTAAAAGTTTCAGTAACCCATGGTACTCTTACTACATCTCCTACTTTATATTTTGATTCTCTAATATTATCTTTCATTACTTTATCCTCTTTTTACATTCTTCCATTACTGCTATTGGAAAATCTGGATGCCAGTTTCCCTGCAACATACGGCAATCATATGTTATCGTAACACGATCTTTATCTTGTTTTGCTAGTATAAAAGTTAACGATATTACAAATAACGCTATAATAAGTGTCCCTATACCAAACAAAAAATTAAGCATTTAATATTCCACTATAAGTTTTATTCATCCAACTGCCAAATGCTTCGGCATTTTCACTACATTTAACTAATTCGTATTTCCCACAAAACTGTAAGAAACGTACTCCTACTTGACCCACATCCTTGTGACTAACCTGTTCCTTGATACTGGTATCAATAGTCAGCTTAACATCTTCGGGTTGTGCAGTCAAGTCAACTAATGTTACATTACGATTGTAGTCATCCAGCACACGATGTTCTGCACCATCTGGATCAGTCCAACGTTGTAACATCATGTTGTTCCAAGCGTATCCTTTTTTGCCACGGTCCTCGAATGCTTCCGTAAGTCCAATCTTCTTCTTAGTACCATTAACTCGTACTCCCGGGTATGCTGAGAAGATGTTATCCGTTGAATCGCCGCGCATACACTTTTCGAAGAGTAGCCACTGCGGTTTAGCTGGCGGCTTAGGTTCTTTAGTTTTCTTATCGATAACAATTTTTCCTTTATCATTAAAGGTTCCTTCAAGGGTGATTAGTTCGTCGGTTATACCGTTATATTGTTTGACATTGGGTGCTACTAA